TCATAAACTGCCGAATCTGCTTTCCCACTCCTACCGGGAGCATAAGATCACTGCCATCCACCCAGTACAGCCACAGGTGCTGCGGAGTGTTCCCTAACCACAAACCCCGGCGGGCACGGTTCGTATATTCCGGATTTGTAACAATCAGGTTTTCACTGCACCAGTCAAGTAAACCTTTCGGCGCATCCCTGACCCTGATTTCACTTCCAATCACGATCTGCATTCTGATCACCCCGGCTGTCCTCTGTGTTCCACTGTTCAAGCCACTCCTCCAGACTTTTGCCCTGGGTACGGCACACGGTACTGTTGATTCGTTTGAAATCCGCCGTCTGCAATTCTTTTATCCTGTCATACTCCAGGAGATATATTTTTTCATCCCGGAACCGGATGGCAAACATCCCTTTGTTGTTTCCGGTCAGCTCAAATAACTTCATTGCGTTGTATTGATTCTCTTCCATCCGGTTCAGCTGGAAAAAATCTCCCTGACAGTCCTTGCAATCAAACAGATGTGTTTGACCGTTCCTGGCTGCTATGACATCACATGGCTGGCCGTTTTTATTGTCTTGAAAAAGATGGACCCAGAACCAATTTTCTGCTAAAATACCTGCAAAGGCTTTTTCGAATTCTGTTCCTGCCTGCTTATTGTTCATTTATTCCTCCAATTTCGAAATGTCTAACCTTTTTTACGGATTGTCTAACCGCAGTCTAACCTTAAAAAACCCCGCAACCCCTTTATTTACTGTGGGGTCTAACCATCTAACCAAAAATCCGGTTGCATATACATACATTTTTAGAGTAAAATTAGTACCTGCCAATTTTTCCTCGCGCTATGTGTATATAGTTTATGGTTAGACAGGTTAGATGGTTAGACATGGTATTAAAAAGCCTTATTCTATGCTGGTTTAGATGTCTAACCTAATGTCTAACCGTCTAACCTTTTCAGCTGAAAATCACTCAAAAGGCAGACTTATTTGTTCGTAATCATCAATTTCCATGAAACCGTCCTTATCCGCATCCGGTTCCATATTTAACTTCACATAATTTGCCTTAATTCCATAAACCCTGGTGTTATGTATATATTTTCCCTGTGAGTTGCGGATCAGCCGTTCCTTCTGTGCCCACTTCTTACTTACTGCTGTATAATCAAATCCGCTCTGTTCAAGGAAATCACACAACACATCTTTATTGATTACCGCCACCGGCGGCCGCTCCGGATGATCTTCATCGGTATCAATACGTCCCCAGACCTCTCCCTTGTTTGTCATGTCACTGCTGTGAGGATTCTTAAAGCGAATAGGGTTTCTGGCGATCCAGTTGAGTGTAGTCTGGTACGAGCGTTCCGATATATCCACCTCTTTTGCGCTGCGCAAATATGCCTCGACATCTTTTATCGTGAGAGCTGTTTCATCTGTAAAAATCAGCTCTGTCAGTATCCGGTCCGCCACCAGCATGCAGGCCATTGCCATTGCCTGTTTCTCTGTTGTGTCCAGCTGGCACATGGTATTAAAATACCGTTTGTACTCCTCACGCAGCTGGCTGGTCTCAGTATTTTGAAGGTATTCCACTAAAGCCATTCCCGCATGACCATAATTTTCTGTAAGGATGCTGACCGTCCGGTTTCCGTCTTCCAACAATTTTTCCTCCACCTCAATCTCTATTACCCGGTTCTTTGAGCCACTTCGGCTGTTAGTCTTCGTAATTGGTTCTTCGCCGGTAAAAAGAAAACTGTTATGCCAGGTCTTGGTTTCCTCAACACCCCCGGCCGCCCTGCCGCGAACCTTATCAATTCCTTCCGTTATCTGATAAATAAGCTGATCAAAGTTCGATGTCCATTTATCCTTTAATGTCTGTAATTCGTCGCCGGCAAAGGGAATGGAATAAAGAAATGCCGCACTCCTCATAATTCCGACTTTGGTTGTATTCATGGTCTTGACCAGGCCGCCCATCCTGGGGTTTCCCCAGATTGACATAGCAGCCATAATCGTAACCGTCTTACAGGTTCCTGACTCTGCACTCCAGATATAAAACACGAACGGCAGAATGTTCAGCAGTTCAATGAGTGCACTTCCGAAACTGGCTGCAAATGCCATTCTCACAATTTTATTTTTTCTTAAAGCCCCACAATGTTCTTTCCACTCGGCAAAGCTTCCACCTGTCTTAATGTTCCGGAATACAGCATCGTAATCCCTGTCGCCGTCATAAACAATATCTTTTGCGTAAGGCATAAATTCATTTCCGGACCACCCCAGCCGCCTGATCGACTTCTTGGGATTCAGTGTTAATGGATTCAGTCCGACACAATCGGATATATACCGGACCAGATTCTTTGCGTTGTCAGAAGTCACTTCGATTCCGTATTGACTGAGAGCATCAACAATCTTATTTACATTCGCACATACGCTTCTATCAACCGTTATCGTCTGCCAGGCTGCTGATTTAAAATATGCCAGGGCTATTCGCTCTTCGGCGGTATCTACATTCTTCAGGATTTCCACCGGCATAAGGGGATGGCTGCAGGCCTGGAAGGGGACCGGCATGGCATTCTTGTCATACCGTATCGTCCTTACCCCCAGATCATTGGCCGTCCATTCTCCGCAAACCAGTTCCAGCGGCTGGTCAGTGAACTTTGTCTTATTCCCGGTTTGTTTCTGACGCTGGGCATAATCAAGCACGAAGGACTTGTACAGGTTATTGAACTCCGTTACCCGCTTTAATTTCCTGGCTGTATTCCGGAGGGATTCTATGTACTGGGTCCGCTCAATATTGTCCTCGATCTCAAAAATCTGATAGAATATCTCATCTGGAAATGGATCCGTCGGGTTCAATTCGGATATACCAGTCAATAATTCGTCCTTCGATTTCTCCAATCCTTCTCACCGCCTTCTTGTCTGCAAATAATTCTTCCGGGCACTGCTCCAGGCAATCAAGCAGATACTCAATATAGGTCAGCCCGCCAAGGGCCTCCAAAAAGTGGCTGTTGCGTTCGCGAATGGCTTCACATAACAGCCCCCTGTAAACCGTCAGGTACATCTTTGACCGCTTTACAAATTTAGCCAGCTCACGCCGGCGTTTCTGCTGCTTCTCCGCTTCCCGTTTTTCCCGGTACGTAACCGGTTCGTCTACCGGCACACAAAAATCCATGGCCAGCTGCTTCGCTGCCTCGTAGTTGCGCAGATTATCATGCATGGCCACGAACCCGATCTGGTCCCCTCCGGCTCCACAGGAAAAGCAGTAAAACCCTTTTCCGTCGGGATATATTTTTAAGCTGGGGGTCTTATCCTGATGGAAGGGGCACAGACACAGCCCCTTCCGGTCCATCTTCAAACCATAATGCTCTGCGACCTGCTGCATCGTCACGGCTTCTTTCACTTTCCGGTATAATTCCGGATCACATGAACGGGATGCCCTCATCGCCGACCCCTTCCGGTATATTCATAAAGCCGTCACCCACAAAGCTTGGCGTTGCCGCATCTGCCGGCGACCGGCGCTGTGCCGGGCCTTCCGGAAGCAACTCATCTTCCGGCACCTCCGCTTCGGCAAGACCGGCTACGCTGCGGATCTGATATAGTTCCGTGATGATTGGCGTGGAACCAGTATTGGATTCATACTGCCGGCGGCGGAACACTCCACCAAATTTCTTGCCCGCAAGGGTTTTCTCGTTGTTTTCCTTATTCCACTGAAAGGTGAAATTGTTGGACCGTTCAATGGAGGTGATGATCCCCTTGAACCATGAAAGCCCCTTTCCCTCCATGTTCTGCTTAAAGACTCCCTTCCACTTCGCATCGGCAGAACTGGCCCTGTCGGCATCGAACTGTTTCTGATAGAAATCCTTGTGCTCACCTTCGGCAATGTCGTACAGAATTACAAACTGCTCATTGCCGTTACTGCTTGTTCTGGTTGCGACCTGTTTGATCACACATACGTACTTGCCCTTTGGCAGCTGCTGAAATTCTCCCGTGTATGCCGCCGCGGTATCATATCCTTCCGGTTTCTTAATCATTGCTTCCTATCCTCCTTGTTCTTCGGGTTTTCAATCCCGTAATACTCCCTGATGGTGTTGTCAACCATCAGCAGATCATTATCAATACTCAGATCGGCGAACATCCCCATTGGGGATTTACTCACGGCTCCGTTTACCGACTGGGTAACAAACCGGTGGGTCTCTCCGTCAATCACACACCGGAGGACAATCGTGAACATGCCCTCCACGCATACTTTCTCGTCCAGCAGCTTTCCGATCGTCTTAGGCTTTACATCGCCCATATCGTCTTTGTCTTCATGCATAAAAAAATACACAATCTTGTCCGGCTCCGGCAGCTGCACAACATGCTGGACCAAAGACCAGAAACGGTCTCCCAGATCGTTGTACAGTGCAAATACACCATTCCCCTTGCCGGCATTGCTGTGGCCGCGCATAAACTGATTGGTAATCAAATACCCGGCATCATCAATCACAAGGGACTTTTGCTTTGCCCCGGTAATAGACTTCATGATAACTCCGTAATCATCTGTCGGAATCGCCGGGACCTTGCCTTTAAATGGCAGGGGTTTATTTAATACGTTGAACATTGCAAAATCTTTTCCTGGACAATTCCGCAGACTGGCACTTTTGCCGGTACCGCTTCTGCCAATAATCAATACTGGTATCGCCATCTTCTCCTCCTTAATATGGCAGCTGCTCTTCTTCGGCAGCACCATCCTCCACATCAGCATTGTCCTCTTCCACGTCTTCCA